CCGCCGAAGAGGGGGAAATCCTCGGTGAAAACACGGCGGCGGCCGCTGCCGATCCCTCGTTCGGCGTCGTGAATCTCGGGGTGCACAAGTACAGTTCCAAGACGGTCGCGGTGCCCATCGAACTGCTTCAGGACTCCAACGCGGACATTGAGGCCTTCGTGAACAACCGTCTGATCACCCGCTTGGGGCGCATCACGAACAAGCACTTTACTGTTGGAACGGGCAGTTCTCAGCCTTCCGGCGTGCTGACCGGCGCCACGCTCGGCGTCACCGGCGCGAAGGCGCAGGTTGATTCCGTGACCTACGACGATCTGGTGGAATTGGAGCACAGCCTTGATCCCGCCTACCGTGAAGGGGGGCGGTGCTCCTTCATGTTTGCCGACACCACCCTGAAGGCGATCAAGAAGCTGAAGGACGGGCAAGGCCGCCCCCTGTGGCTTCCCGGCATCGATGTGAAGGAACCCGCGAGCATCCTTGGCTATCGGTATGTCATCAACCAGTCCGTCCCGGCAATGGCGGCGACGGCCAAGTCCGTGCTGTTCGGTGACTTCTCCAAGTACATCATCCGCGACGCCATGGGCATCACCATGTACCGTTTTGCGGATTCCGCGTTTGCCCAGAAGGGGCAGGTGGGGTTCCTCGCCTTCATGCGCTCGGGCGGCGTCCTGACGGATGCGCAGGCCGTGAAGTTCTTCCAGCACGGCGCGGCGGCCTAGCCATGACTGTACGCCTGATCACGCCGCCCGCAGTGGAACCCGTCACGCTTGAAATGGCCCGGCTGCACACCCGCGCCGAAGCCGTGGAGGATGATGCCCTGTTGACGGTGCTGATCACGGCGGCGCGCCAGCAGGGGGAGGGCGTCACCCGCCGCGTATTCGGAGAATCCGTCTGGGAGGTCGAAACAGGCCCCCTGACGTCCCCCTTCCGGCTTCCCCTCGTGCCCTGCATGGCGGTGGAGTCCGTGACCGTGGGCGGCGAGGCGGTGGACGCCGGGCTGTACGGCTTCACGCCGTCCGGCCTGTCGCCGCAGGAATCGCCGCTGCGGGCGGCCTTCATCCCCGGCCCGGATTTTCCGCAGGGGGAAACCGTGCTGACGGTGAGGGCGGGCTATCCCGCCGAGAGGTTCCCGGAACCGATCCGCCAGTGGATGCTGGTGCGGATCGGGACGCTGTACGAACAGCGGGAGAGCTTCGCCGTGGGGTCGAACTTCAATGAGTTCGGGCGGTCATTCGTGGACTGCCTGCTTGATCCGTATGTCGTCACAAGGGGGTTCTGATGAACGCTGATGAAGTGAAGAGGTTCAAAGAGTTCAAGTGGACAAAGAGAAGGGTGTTGCGGCTGTTCGCCAACTGTCTGTTGTGGGTTTGTGGCCCTGCCTACCTTTTTTGTTCCCTTGCCGCGTGGAACCTCAATTTCGCCGTTTGGCACTGGTTTCTGCGGGGGGTGTTCGGGGTTTCGCTGTTTTTGTTTGTCCCTTTGGCGGCGCTGTGCGTCGCCGTATGGATTGAGCTTCGACGGAAAGACGCCTTGTTGAGAGCTGGAGGCGCGTGATGCGTGCCGGTTCCCTTCGCCATCGGGTGACCATCCAGCGGTATGAGCTTGCCGTGGACGAGTACGGCGCACCGCTAAGGCGGGAGTCGTGGAAGGACGTGGCCACTGTGTGGGCATCGGTCGAGGCCGTGAGCGGGCGGGAGTTCTTCGCCTCGCAGCAGGTGCAGTCCGAAGTCACGCACAAGGTTACGATCCGCTTCCGGCCCGGCGTGACGGCGGACATGCGGATTGTGCACGGCGGTAAGGTATTCGGCATTGTCGCGCCGTTGCCTGACAACAGGGGCACGCGGCTGGTGCTGATGTGCCGGGAGGTGAGCTATGAGCAATGACGTCGTGGTGGACATCCCCATCGAAGACATCCGGGCGGGCGTCCGGGCGGAGATTGATTCCGATTTGGGAGGCATTGCCGCGCAGGTCTTTGAGAAGGCCAAAAGCTCCACGGCGTTCAGGGACAAGACGGGGAGGCTACGGCAATCCATCTGGATTTACCGCTCGAAGTACAAGGACGGCGGCTATGTGGTCTATGTGAAGGCCCCGCACAGCCACCTTGTGGAGTTCGGGCATGTGCAGGTTGCCAAGGACGGAAAAACCGTACTGAAGCAGGTTCCCGGCAAGCATTTTCTCCGCAAGGCCCGCAACGCCGTCCGAAGGAAAGTGGATGCGATGCTTCAGGAAATGATGGGGGATGCCCACTATGGCAAGCGGCGTTGATTTTGAAAAGGTTCTCCTGCGGACGCTGCGGGAGGACGCGGGATTGTCCGCGTTGGTTGGGAACAAGGTTTTTCCGCTGTTCATCCCGACCGGGAACTATCTGCCCTGCGTCACATTCCAGCGCATCGGCGGGATGCCCGCAAATACGCTGTCCGGGCATTCCGGGCTGGAGGAAATCGACCTTCAGATCGACGTTTGGGCACGGGACTACTACGAGTCGAAAGACGTGGCCAAGGCCGTGCGCGCCGCCATGCCGCCAAGCGGCCCGCAGTTCAGCGCGCATCTGATCGAGGATCAGGATTTGTACGAGGACGGGGCTAACTGCTTCCACGTGAGCATGGAGTACAAGGTCTGGTTCCTCGAAACCGAATAGGAGATTGAAACATGCCCAACAAACAGATTGCGGTCGGCGCGAGAACCAAAGTCCTGATGGATGTGGAAACGTCCTACGGCGTGGCGCCGACTACGCCGGGGGGCGTCTTGCTTCCCATCAACTCGTTTTCCCTGAAGCCGTCCCGCGCCAAGAACACCCCGGGGACGCTGACGGGCCGCTATGACCCGGCGGAACCCTTTGACGGGAACCTTGAAGTTTCCGGCGGCGTTGTCGTCCCGGTTGACGCACGGGCTTTCGGCCACTGGCTCAGGGCCATGTTCGGGGCTCCGGCCACGGCCGGGACGGGTGAACCCGCCGCCGCGCCGTTCACCCACGTCTGGAAGTCCAACAAGGACATGCCGTCCCTCGTCATGCAGGCCACCTATGGGGACATCTACGGCCAGTTTGTAGGCTGCAAGGCGTCGTCTCTGGCTATGCAGGCGGGCGGCGACGGGGAATTGACCGCCACGATCAATATGATCGGACGCGACGCCGAATATGTGGATGCCGACTACAACGCCAGTGCTCCGGCTGTAGCCATGAAGCGGTTCAATAATTTTCAGGGTTCCCTGTTGAGCGGCGGCGCGGAGATCGGCGTGGTTACGGATTGCAGCCTCAATATTGATTTCGGGTTGGATTCGAGCATCCGCAAGCTCGGCGATAAGGGGCGGGTCTATGATCTGCCTCAGGGCGTCATGGCTGTTACCGGCAGCCTCACCGTGTTCATCACGGACAAGACCCTGCTCATGAAGGCCAGAAACAGCGAGGAACTCAGCCTTGATCTGTCGTTCGCCATCGATGAGGGCAACAAGCTGACGTTCAGCGTCCCGGAAGTGCAGCTCAGTTATGACGGCCCGACCGTGGACGGCCCCACGGGTATCAAGATGGATCAGAGTTTTTCGGCGTACTTCAACGACAACGCGGACAACGCCTCTGTCGTCGTTACCCTCGTCAATGACGTGGAATCCTATTAACCATCAACCATCAAAAGGAAAAACACCATGCGTACCGTTACTCTTTCCGGTCAGGACTTCATCGTGAACCCGCTCAAGGGCAAGGACATCAAGGCGCTCAAGGCGCAGGGCTTCGACCTCATGGGCGGCGGGTATTCGATTTCCGAGGGCATGGACGCGGTGTTCGCCACCGCCGGATTCGACGCGGCCACCACTGACGAATTGCCCTTCCCCGACATCCTCGCCCTGCACAAGGCCATCGTGAACGAAACCTTCGGCGTGGCGGAAGAAGAAAAAAACTAGCGGCGGTCTGGGAGTGGCTTTCCGGCGACGGTGCGGAATACTGCGCCACCTGCCGGAAGGCCTCCCGGAACCGCGACGAACTGGATTGTGAAGAGTGCGAGGGCCGTTGCCCGGATCTCATGCCGGAGAACGCCGCCGCATGGGAACTGCTCCAGGCGGGCGCTACCCAACTCCGCATGTCCGGCATGGGCGGCCCGGTGGGGTTCGACTACAACGCGCTGGCGCTGGTGGCGGAAGCCTTCGGCATCGAACTGACGCCCGGCATGTGGCGGAAGGTACAGGCCGTGGAAACGGTCATCCGCCGCAACGCCGCGAAACAGGCTGAAAAAACGCAACAGGCTTCCGCATCCACGCGGTGAGCGGTTCATTGACAACGGCATAGCGATTTTTGCGGATGGAATGGGCCGGGAGAGGTCCCGGCCCGGTTTGTTTAGTGGAGCTTGCGGACGGTTTCGGCCATCCACAGGATTTCATGTTTTGTGGCTTGCCCCATGAAGAGGAAGGGCAGGGCGTTACGGGTGAGGTGGAAGAAGCGTTGCCGGTTCCCGGCGGCATTGGTCTGGGCATCCGGGATGAAGGCCGTGACCGCGAAGTCCGGCGGGAGGATTGACCGAACCCGGTCTATGTCCCGCAGGAGCTTGGCGTGCCTGCGCTGCATACCTCTGGCGGCGTCGAGGGTGGTAAGGCCGCTCATTGTGCACTCCGCCGCATGAGTTCTTCCCCGGCGATGTGGGCGGAAGCGTATCGTTCCATTGCTTCCATCGTGTGGCAGGTGGCGGAAAAAAGGGACTGGATGCCGTAGTTCATGCCGTTTGCGAAGGGCTTCAGGTTGTCCGGCATGGCATTGCCGGGCATCCAGTAGGCATCGCGTAGGCAATGTTCCAGTTCTGAGCCGACCTTGAAGAACTCCCGCTGGAAGGTGCGGAAGCGTTCCAGCGCGGTGGCTGTTTGTTCCTGCCGTGTCGGTTGGGGTACGGCGGGCAGGGCGGCCTTCGGCTTTTGGTTCAATTCGTCAATTTTGCCTTGCACCCATGCGAGGGCATCTGGGAGCCAATTGGTGGGCAGGTCGTCGATGCGGCCAAGCTGGAAGCGGGCGCGCACCTGCGGCCACAGGTTGGAAGGGTGCACGCCGGAGAGCCTTGCCCAGACGTTGACTATATCGCGCAGGGGCTTTCGGTCGTCAGGCGTGGATAGGGTGAGGGAAATGGGGCGTTCAACGGGCACCCTGTCGCCGTACCGTTCGATGACGTCGAGGCACCACTTGCGGAACGCCTTGGCGACGGGCGTGCGGGCGAACATGGCGAGGAGGTGGCAGCCGCGCAAGCTGAAGATGCGGGTTTCCTGCGGGCCGCCCTCCGTCGGGAGAGTGACCACGGCGGTCATTGCGGGGGTGAATTCGTCGGCGTGGCGGGTGTAAAGCTTGGAAATCTGAACGTCTGGGGCGGTGTATCCCAAGGCACTACCGATCTGGTAACCCCTTACCCAAGGCTGCTGATTTTGCTGGATTACGTCAAACTCTACTGATTGGAAGCAAAGAGCCTGTGACATGGTGAACTCCTCTAGAACTTTTCAAGGTTCTCACAGGCATTTTCTCCAATAGAAAATGCCGGGTGTTGAAAACAGCTAGAGGAGCTGCTCCCCGCCTTTGGGCCGAAGCCTTGGACATATCGGGGACACCCGGCATCAAGATGCAATTATAGCCCAAAACACAGCCAAGAGAAATCTTGACTTTGGGAAAAGGGCACAAAAAAGCGCCGAACTGTCGGGTGGCGTTGTCCGCCTCTAGGTGTTTTCAAGCACCATTGCGGACAACAAAGCATGAAAGCGATTGAGTGTCAAGGATTGAGTATAACGCCCCGATTACTTCCCGTACGTTTTTCCTCCGGTACTCATGAGATATAGAGTTTCGCTGTATGGAAGTCGCAAGTAAATTTTATTCTTAGTGATTTGTCCTAATATAGCTCCACGGCATAGGAGCGAGACGCCCCCTTGGATACGTTCACATATGGCGTCCGCACTGTCGATGAAGTTCAACTTTCCAGTCCGTTCGATGAGTATCGTTTTTCCTTCGGGTATGGCCCCAATAGGCTGGATGACGAAGATGGTCAGCTTGGAATAGGCGAACACGCCACAGATGATGAGTAATACCGTCAAGGTAAGGAACAGTTTTTTCATTTTTGCAACCCCGCAGCATTTTCTGGCATGTCATGCTTGCATTTCGGACACCATGTCGCGCCGATGGCTACTTCAGTGCCGCAGTTTCGGCATGTGACTGTCGTATCCCGAACGGGAGTGACGTCTCGCCCGCAGTGTTTGCAGACTTTTGCCTCTTTTAGGATAAGCTCGGCGCAGTGAGGACATTTTCGCAATGTACTCTCGTCGGGTGCCGGTTTTCCCATGAGCCCGACGATCAAAAGTCCAATAGGCCCGAGCAGAAAACCGCCTATGAGCCACCCGAAAACACTCCTGCCTTTCGACGATGCGATAGCCGCCGCTCCGATGCCGCATACAATCCACAGAATAACATATTCCATCATCTATATCCTCCTACCCTCCCCACACCACAGGGTAGCGGGAAAGTCAACGTCCATCCGTAGAAATCGCCGTGCCGTACTATACAGGAAGTGAAGCATGGCAAGAAAGACACCCGGCATTTACATAGCGATCCGTGGTGATTACTCCGCGTTTGAAACTGACTTGAACGCAGCAAAAAAGCTGGCCAAGGTTCAGGGCGATGCCATCGCCAAGAGCATCAACAATGCGGTTTCGGCTGTTGACCTCACCGGGGGCATCAACAAGCTGACGCGGGAGTTGAAGACGGCGCAGGCGGCGTTGTCTGCCGGTGCGTTCAAGGCGCAGGTTTCCGGGCTTGATGAAATTGCCAAGGCCGCAGGTGTCAGCTCAAAGCAGCTTGAAGGGCTCACCAATTCCATGCTCAAATCTCAGGCCGTTGCTTCTGCTGACCGGGCTTTTGAATACTTGCAAAGGAACGCCGGGCTTTCTGCACGAGAACTTGCCAAGCTGCGGCGGGAACTCGGCGATACCCAAGGTGCGCTGAAGACGGCCATGGGTGCGCTAAACACCCGTTCCCGCTCGGCTATCGTTTCCGAGATGAAGGACATTGTGGCGTCATACCGAGAGGTGAAGAACAGCGCGGACGCCACGGCCAATGATGTAAAACGTGCAGCCGAATCCATGCGCGGAAGCCTGAAGCGGCTGGCATCAGAAGCCCGTGCAACCAAGATTGCGCCAACCGTCGAACTGACGCCCCTCCAACAGGCTTTTGCATCTGTTCAGCGATCCGGAAAGATTGCCACGCAGGAAATCGAGCGCTTGTCCGCCAAGGCCGCGCAGTTCGCAGGAAAGCGCGACATGGAACAGGCTCTTGCCCGCATCGGGAAAGAGGCCGGACTATCCACGGTGGAAATGGCGAAACTACGGTTTCAAATGGGCGACACGGGCGGCGCGCTTTCCACACTCATGTCCGGCGCTGCGGCTGCCGTGCCCGCTGTCCTTGGCATTGGTGCTGCGGTCGGCGTTGTTGGAAAGGCTTCTTTTGATGCCACGCTGAAGTTGAATTCGACCACAGCCGCTTTTGAGTCCATCACGGGCAGTTCCAAGGCCGCACAGGAACAGCTTTTGTTCATCCGGGAGCTTTCGGACAAGCTCGGTTTGTCCTTCCTTGATACCGCTCAGTCCGCAAAGACCATTTTTGCTTCCGCTGAGTCAACCGGCCTTGGAATGGAGAAGGCGCAGAAGACGTTTCAGGCCGTAGCCACAGCCGGAACAGCCCTCAAGCTGACGACCGACCAGATGAACCGCCTGAATCTGGCGGTGTCTCAGGTCATATCCAAAGGCCGCCCGATGGCGGAAGAAATGCGCCAGCAGATTGGGGAAGTCTTGCCCGGCGCAATGGGGTTGTTCGCAACGTCCATCGGCGTCACTGGTAAGGAACTGGACAAGATGTTCCAAGACGGAAAAACGACTCTCGACCAGTTCTTCACCTTCCTTGATGCGTTACAGAACAAGTATGAAGAGGCGGCGGAAAACGCTTCACATTCCATGCAGTCGGAATTGGGTCGGTTAAAGACGTCGTGGAGCGATTTTCTGGTCAGCATTGGCGATGAAAAGACCTTTGCGGCGTTGACCCGTGCCGTAACCAATGCTTTGAATGGGGCCACGGGCGCAATCAGAGAGAGCAACCTTCAAGACCAATTGTACAATCTTTTTAATGGAATCAAGATAGATGTTTCTCAGCCGGTGAAAGCCTTGGGACAGATGGAAGCGGAAACGGCGGCTGTTGTTTCCGCTGTCCAGCTTATGCCTGATCCTCTGAAGGCGGCGACGGATGCCATAGGGCAGCTTGAAGGCTCCGTTCATCTTCAGACCTCGACATTGAGGCAGTGGCTGGACATGCTTCCCGATGAAACGTCTTTTGAGGGATGGTTTGTTTCTCTCGACGATCTGCCTCCAGCCGTTCAGGGGGCCACTACCGCAGTTCAGAACCTCATTGAAGAGACGAAGAATACCCTCGATTTCCAGAATTTCCGCGATCAGCTTACTGCCATAGGAAAAAAGATGGATGAAGAAGGCTCGATGACCGAAGGGTTCCGCGCCTATCTTGAACGCTTGCAGGAAGTTGCGTCACGTGGTGTCCTTGTCCAGATTCTTGTGCAGGGCAAGGGAAAAGCACTTCAGGATCTGGCTGAGGTACAGCAGCGGGCTCGTCTTGCCGCTGATCCTGCGCTTGCAACACAGAAACAGTGGAAAGCGAATTTTGATGCTCTGATTGCCGGGCGTAATCAGGCTATAACAAAGGAAACACAGGCGACGACTCAAGCTATTGAGCGTGTGAATAAGGTTTACGATAAGTCTTCCGAAGGCAAAAAGAAGAATTTTCAGGAAGAGATCGATGCGATCCTCAAGGAACGTGATGTCTTTGAACAGGCGGTAAAGAATGGAATCCGCACACAAAAGGAGTTCGATGATTACAGCCAGAAATCTGCCGTAGCCATCAGAAAGCTCAGGGAAGACCAGCAGAAGATCGACAAGGCCGGCAGCAAGTCCGCCGAAGCCACCGCCAATCGCGCTGCCAAGGCCCTTGCCGCTTACGACGAAGAGATCGCCAAGCTCACGCAGTCGAGCCGGGAGCTTGAACAGGTCAAGATTGAGGAAAAACTGGCGAAGATTGCCAAGGACGCCAAACTCCCCGCCGCCGAGATGGAGAAGCTCCGTAAGGCGATGGAGCAGGAGGCCGACTTCAAGTGGATGCAGGACATTCTCTCCTACGCCGATCCCGCAGCCGCAGCCGTCGCCAAGGTTGATAAGGAGTATGAGGCGTTTCTGCGGAACGTCGGGTATCTGAAGAAAACAGACCCGGCGAAGTACACACAGCTCATGACCAAGGCCGAAACGGAGCATGAAAAGGCTCTCCGCAAGGCCGAGCGGGCCAGTAAGGAGCAGAACGAACACCTTCAGGAGAAGCTTTCCTTCTATAAGGAGCTTGAGGAAATGTCCGGGGCGTTCGGCCTGTCCCTTGAGGTGCAGAACCGTCTGCTTGATGAGCAGATGGAAATCTTCCGTGACGCGGAGATCCCGGAAAACCTCATCCAGACGTGGCGGCAGTACAAGGACTTGATGAACTCCCACGATTGGGCGGACGGCGCGCAACGGGCATTCCTCAAATACCGTGCCGACGCAACCGATGCCGCGAAGGGGGCCGAGGAAGCCTTTTCCTCGCTCTATTCCGGCATGGACTCGGGCTGGAAGTCGGCATGGGAGCAGATGATCGAGACGAGCAAGGTGTCCCTTTCTTCGTTCCGCTCCGTGTTCGTGTCCTTCCTTGCCGACCTTATGCATATGGCCATCACCCGGCCCATCACGGTTCAGATTGCGGGCGTGGTGTCGGGGATGCTCGGCACTGGCGGGGTGGCGTATGCGGCGGGGGGGTCCGGCGGAGGGGCTGGTGGTTTGCTTGGCAACATTCCGCTTTCCAACCTGTCCAGCTTTCTCCCCGATTATTTCACTTCCGGTTTGTCCGGCATCATGGGGGCGACTCTTCCGGGTACTGTTTCCGCGCTGACGACGCCGGGAGCATACACGGCGGGGGAAATCCTGCTTATGCAGGGCGGCGGCACTACGGCGGGTACGGTGGGCGGTCAGGCCGCGCTCATGTCAGGCGGGCTTTCCCTCGGTTCCGCGCTCATGTACGGGGGCCTCGGTTCGCTTGGTTACTCCGTGCTCGGCGGGGCATTGGGCCTTCCCCAGAGCAAGTATAGTGGGCTTACGGCAGGGCTTGGTGGTGCACTTGGCGCATGGGGAGGCTCGGCGCTCGGGAGTGCCGCTGGTGTTGCGGCGGGTTCCGCCCTTGGTTCCGTGGTACCTGTGGTGGGCACAATCATCGGCGCCATCGGCGGGGGCTTGCTCGGTTCCCTGTTCGGCGGCGGACGGCGGACCCACGCCAGCGTGTACGGCAAAATGGAGGACGTGGGCTTCTCCCGTGACCAGCAGACCTACATTGACGCCTTTATGGGCGGGGCTTGGTATGACCGGGCCGGGAAGAAAGAAGCCGAGCCGTTCGCGCAGGGTATCGCCCAAGTCGCCAGCCAGACCGCCGGGAGCCTTTTGGACATTGCCGGGGCATTGCCTGAGCAGATCCGCCAGCAGGCGCTGTCCGGTCTGGAGACTTCCACATGGTCCGCCGGACGGGGTATCTCCGACGCCTCGTGGAACTTCCAGTGGTGGAAAGAAGGCATGGCCGAGGAAGATCTCGAGGAAGCGGCTCAGGACATGCGCAACCAGATGACCGCCGTAGCCCAACAGGTTTTTTCGAACGCGGGCATCTCGCAGTTCTTTGATTCGTTTGATGTCACCACTGACGAGGGGTTGCAGAAGGCGTCTACGGCGCTTTCCGCAATCAGCGCGGTGAAGAGCGCGGCCGATGCCATCACGAGCCCACTGTCCGAGATGGAGCAACAGGCGCAGTCCGCCAAGGCGCAGCTCGACGCATGGACGCAGGGCATGAAGGATTCGGGCGTGAACGCGCAGTACGCGGCGGGGCTCATCAATGAGTACCGGAACGCCTTCATCAACGACTACATCAAGACGCTGGACGAGTCCTTGCACCCGCTTTCGGCCTACGCGCAGGCTGTGAAGGCGGCGAACGAGGCCGTGGACCAGCGCAAG